TCCACAATACTATATATTATTTTTTCAAACATCTTCTCCTTATCTGGTTGAAAGATAGATACAAACTCCTTGGGATAGTAATATTTGTATGCGATTGCCTTTATACCATATTTATTAGGTTGATTCACATAAAAAAATCTAGCTTTGTCTCCTGTTTCAATCGTCTCATATTCACCAGTAAGATCCAATTTCTCAAGTAGCATATTGTAGTAATATGCAGCCTTAACATGAGCAGGCATGCCCTTCACTGTCGTGAAGCTGTTACACCTGTCTGCATATTTCTCATAATCCGAGATGCCCATCACAAAAGAATAATCTTCAACCGGCAAGTCTTTAAAGGTATCATATGCTTTCAAGAACACATCATTAGTTGTTGTTCGATTCTCTGTTTCCATCAATGTCTCGATGATTTGCTTGATGTATGGTTTGATAGGTGCAGGTATTGTGCTCCTGACTACCTCTACCCCTGTGTACTTGTATTTGCTTGTCGGTATTCCCTCATCATCTAGCACATGGAGAACATATCTCTTCTTTTGTAGAAAAACACCAACATCAGCCATACATTCACGCTTGAACACAAATCTACTATCCTTACTATTTAAGGTACGAGCACTCCACTCTGTTATCTTTTCATTTAAGTGTGCTTCTACTAGCTCCGCACATTCATACGCTTCTTTGCTTATCTTACCAGAAGTGTGAAATGGTTTTGATATATGCTTCATCAATCGCGCGATCGATATATAACTACTATCAGTGTCGTTGTATATAACTGGATCCAAACCAGGGGCTCCTTCTCTATCAACATACTCTCTAAGTATTTTATTTGATTGCTTGATAACTGCTTGTCCTGTCAAGGTTATACTTCTAGCAATATCTGGATCACCGATAGGAGCATGCTTATTACCAAAATATCCATACACGGTGTTGATCAAAATTTTTAATGTGAATTGTTTAATATCAAGTTGATCTGCTTCACGTTGTATTTTTTTGAATTCTGGATCAGTTTTATCCATCTTGGATAATTTTATCTTGAGCTTCTGTAGAGTCTTTTTAACTGAAACTCGTTGTTGATAAATACCATCCACAATTTCTGGCATGATTCCCTTCTTCTTTTGAGAGAATAATATCTTAGCTTTAGACACTGATATATCATTCTCTGATATAAACTTCAAAAAATCATTATGTGTTAGTTTATACTCTTTACCAGTGACGTGCTTGAAATAGATATGTGTCTCGTCTTTATGCGTCACTTTACCGACCTTTGTTTCTGGGCTTAAGTTTAAGCTTATCATTGTGTTTGGATACAAACTATTAGCATCAAAGCTTATCACATCATGTTGAAATCCACGCTGTGGTTCACCTACATATGCACCTTCATACTTACCAGCAGTGCTCATGTCTTTTATAAATGTAGGAACCACAAGACCTTTACTTCTAGCCTTAATCACTGTAGCACCTGTAATGACACTCAAAGTACCCATAGCACTTTCAATAGTTGTCAACCCAGTATATGCCAACATTCGAAGCAATTCCAAGTAACGTAACTTATCTTCCATCGCAACTAATAGATTTACATCCTGTACGTTATATTCTACAAATAATTGCCAGTCATCATCCGCCAAAGCACTCAAGTTCGTGTTACCATAGTCGATCTTCTTCTGACCTAACTCCAATTCTGCTATAGCATCTAACTTATAACTTTCTCTCAAGCCTATGCTGAATTTTTTATATACATCCAAATAATCTACACATGAAACTCCTGTTATATACCAACGTTCTTGCTGCCGACCGAAAGCACCGGTAGTGAGACGGCTATATACGTTCCCAACAGGTGACAATTTCTTTACATGATCTTCACCTAAAATTCTGTTCGTTCTATTTATGATGTACGGCATGTCAAAGCCTTCACTATTCCAACCACTTATTATATCCGGAGATGACCTGTTAACATAATTGATATAACATTCAAGTAATTGCTGCTCTGTCTCACAAAACACGTATTCACAATTTTTAATTTTTTTCTCCAACCTCTTAGTACCCCATGTATAGAAGGTTTCATCTAAACTATCATACACTGTGATAACATTTATTGGTGCGCCGGCTTCTTCTGGTGTAGGAAATGCATCTGGACAATAAACTTCAATATCAACATATTGTATCTTCAGTGAATGTTTACTGAATTCTAGGTCTTCATTTCTCTTACTGAATGTATCAATTAAAAATTGTTGTTCCGGGCGGATATTTTCAAACAATCGATTTGTACCACAATCCTTAATAAAATTATTACGATGTCTCGTATCCTTAAACATACGCTTCCGTACGGATGTTTCAAATATACTTTTAGCATCTCCTTTCATTGTCGTCTCAACATAGAGATATGGATTGAAGCTCACATCTAATGTGATTCTCTCACCATTATCGTCCCACGTTAACAGTGTCATCGTTTCATCTCGGGGATTATAACATACATTCCTATACATCCACTTATTATAGCTGTTAATTCACAATTTGTCAACTAAATAGTCTTATATGTCTCAAGATATTGACAGTGTTTCAAAAGTAATAATTTGTTGGAGGGGTAAGCTTCTTATGCTCGAGAGAATTAACGGAGATGGTTGGGAGTTACCTGGTGGACACTTGAATTTAGGAGAGAAATTCCTACAAGGTGCAATACGAGAGGTGTATGAGGAGACTAAAATTAAACTCAAGAGATTGAAAGTGATTCATAGAGAGAAAAAATTTAGACTATTTATCGCTCAACCAAAGACTATCAAGGTCACCATCTCTGATGAACATTTAAACTACAAATGGGTTAATAGAAGGGATATATTGAAGCTCAAGTTATCTCGAGCAACCAAGCTCAATTTAAAATCTATATTAAATTCCATTTAACGGATTTAACAACTCCCGACCTGGGTCACCATATGGTAATGTATACAATTCAGTATATTTACCAAGATTTTCCGGTGCTTCTAACCATCTAGTCTCTATATACTGTCGGCCCTTTCTTACAGCCTTCATATATGTGGTCTTATCCTTCATCAATGCATCAATCTGATCCACCATATCATCTCCACTCTTAAATTTATAGAATGCATTCTCATAAGTGCACATGTCTTGACAAATTGCCGGTGCACCAAGCGCGCACCCTTCGATAAACTTTAAGTCACTCTTCGATCTATTAAACACATTATCAATTAATGGTGCGACCATCACGTTAGGTCGTACTTTCTGTACTAATCTCGGATATTCATATAGATGCGTCCATGGATGAAACTCTATCTTTCCTTGCTGTACTAAATGTCTCAAGCCGTTGGGAAATGCACCTATAAATATCCATTGATACTTATTCACTGTCTTCTTTACGGTCTCAATCACATGATTAAAATCATCTCTTTGTCCAGTCAGGTTGTCAACATCAAAATGTGCACCACTACCTGCATATAAGACGCGAGGCTTTTTCTTTCGTTTGCTATAATTCTTTTCAACAGACAATTCATTGTATTGATCTAACCAATAACGGGGAGGATAATTGGGTATAACTGTAACGTTTTTGTTACCTGTTTTATTAATGTAATAATCCTTCATATAATCACACGTTACAGTTATCTCGTCACATGCTTGCATCATCTCTGTTGTTGCTCTTCTTATATCATCATCAACAAACGCTCCACGAAATTTATTATACTCAGGTATATCCTCATAAAACACAATGTCATCAATCTCATACACCACTCTAAATCCCATTTTTTCACCCAACTCTTTGAGATATCTCACGAATTTTGCTTGTTGTGGAGTCGCTTGGCGCTGGATTCTCACACACTTGACATTTGTATAAAATTTCTCATCTGTAACCATAACAGTACTGCCATGCACAATTACTTTTTGATATGCATTCAATGTATGTTCAGGCCACAACATTCGCCAGAACCCACAACCACTAAAGTCTGCGTAGTAGTTGACAGCCCTAGGCATGTCAACTTCTCTAGGCCTCGTTTTAGGTGTAATTTTAGCTGATTGGTTACTCGTGATCTGTGTGTTCTCTGGGCGTAACATCAATCTTGACGATGGTTGTGAACCTATTACTGAACCTACAACTGTACCATGTGGTGGTTTTATTAGCATCGTAATTATTTAAGCTCAGTTTCTGGAGTCTCAACTCTAACAGTTATACCATTTTGCTTCTCTAGAAATATAACTTCACCGGTGGCTAACTTAGTACTCTCCTTACGATGACTTATTACCATCGCGCACTCATTCAGTGTATCAATACGCTCTTTCAATATCTCAATAACCAGCTCTACACCACGTTCATCTAAACTACTATCAAATAGTTCATCATACAAACTAAAGTTGAAGGCCACATCACCCTGCAACCTCCTTATATCCATAAATGCAAATAGGCATGCTAGATCTATATTTTTTCTCTCCGCTCCACTAAAGTTGAAGTATGAGCATAGATTGCCTTTTTCATTTATTATTTCTTCCTCAAAATATTCATTGAACACACAAATACAGTTACTGTCCATCTTCTTAAGATAATAAGATAGCTTTGAGTTGAACAATTGTAACATCTTCTTAACAATATATGATTTAACACCCTCTTCTGATACTACAAACTTTATGATATCAAGCTTACTAATCTCACTCTTTATATCGTCAATTTTTTGTTGTAATTTTTCGAGTCTCTCTGTTGTTTCGTTTATTGACTTATCATAATCGAACTCACGTGTGTTGAGTGAATTTATATCATCATCAATATCTTTAATTCGTGAGTTGAACATGTTTATCTGTTCATTTAATGTCTTCAGGTCACCTTGCTGCAGATGCGCTT